GTCGACTTAAGACTTATGGTGAGTATCCTAACCGTTCCAAATACGTGTATGTTGATATGAAGACCGAAGTCGAAGACGGCGCAACAGATCCACGTCTGTTGCCATTCGGATTCTACGGGCCGCCCAAATACGCAGATGTTACTGCTGCAGCCGGCACAGCCGTTGATAGTGGCTCAGTCTTAACAACGACTGGTATGATTAGGTGGTCTCCGAAAATGATCGGCGCAGGAAAATCTGCCGTCATGGCTTTCTCCGGATCCGGCGTTACAAAATTTGCCGTCAACGCAAGTCCCTCCAGCATTATTAGTTCTTCCGTTACTTTGAAGTTCCCCGAAGTTAGATTGCGTGTCAACGCCACTGACGGAGGTGTTGCGGACCCAAGAAATGCATATTTCGGCATTCAAACCACAAGAACCGCAACCAGCACAAGAGCAGCAGCCAGTGTTGCAGATGTGCACAATATGCTCGACTCCAGAATGGTGCAGAGCGTAGATACCGGTGTCGTTTCGCCACAAACAGGTGTCAAGGGTTATTCCTACATCTTCTCCTTAGACGATGTTAAACTTAGTGCCGGCGTATACCTCTGGCAGTCTGGATCTTGTAAAAACGGAATCTCAGCCACCAGCGCTTCTTATGAAGAGCTTCTTAACAAGGGATACGACAGATTTACAGCCCCATTCTATGGCGGTTTTGACGGCTGGGACGTTAAGCTTCCCGATCCTCTCTATAACGCCGGAATGACAAGCGCAACTGAAAAAACCAGTTCTCCATATTACACCATTAAGCGTGCTATGGACACGGTAGCCGATCCTGAATCTCTGGACATGAACCTGTTGGCAATGCCCGGTCTCACAAATGATGGCCTCACACAACACATGATTAATGTCTGTGAAGAAAGAGGTGACGCCATGGCCCTCATTGATTTAGGAAACGTGTATACACCAACGCACGAGGCATATAATAGCGACAAGAAGAATCGTCTTGGTAGTGGACCTACTCAAGTTGCGAACCAACTTAAAGAGAGAAGAATCGACTCTTCCTACGGCGCTACTTTCTATCCTTGGGTTCAGACCCGTGATGAGTCCACCGGACGCCTTCTTTGGGTACCGCCCTCTGTAGCGATGATGGGTGTGCTCGCGTCCTCGCAAGCTAAATCGCACCTCTGGTTCGCTCCAGCAGGATTTAACCGCGGTGGCCTTTCGGACGGAGCAGCAGGTATCCCAGTTACAAATGTGACTGAGAGACTTACCTCTAAAGAAAGGGACACGCTGTATGAGGCTAACATTAACCCAATTGCTTCCTTCCCATCTACTGGATTGGTAGTGTTTGGACAAAAGACCCTCCAAGAACGCCAAAGCGCACTTGATCGCATCAATGTACGCAGATTGGTAATTTACTTGAAGAAGCAAATCTCGATTCTTTCGACACAAGTGCTCTTTGAGCAAAATGTTCCAACAACTTGGAATAGATTTAAATCGCTTGTTGAACCATTCCTTGCAAACGTCAAGGTTCAATTTGGTGTCACGGATTATAGGTTAATTCTCGATGAAACAACCACAACTCCGGACCTGATTGACCAGAACGTAATGTATGCGAAAATTATGGTGAAACCAGCACGCGCAATTGAATATATCGCGATTGACTTCGTGGTTGCATCAACTGGCGCATCTTTCGATGACTAATAAAAGTCGCGGAGCTTTTTGTTCCGCGCAACTATATATCTATAGATTACAGGAGTACCCAAACAATGCCATTTTGGTCAGAAAATCACGGTCAGAACGCTGGACTTAAAGATCCGAAAAGAAACTTTAGGTTTAAGGTTGAATTCCAAGGAATTGCGTCCCCACAAGGCGGTCCGGCCCTTTGGTATGCTAAAACAGCAGCCAAGCCTTCTTTTCAAGTTGCCTCCGCGGAGCACAAGTATTTAAATCACACATTCTACTATCCCGGATCAGTTAGTTGGCAAGATGTGACCGTTACAATGGTCGATCCAGTAGAACCAGATATGACTGCCACCATGGCCGCTATTGTTGAGGCTGCAGGCTATTCGCCTCCCACTGATGCAACTAGTTTGGATACAATGTCTAAAGCAAAAGCTGTTAACGCACTCGGGACAGTTATCATCACCCAACTTGATTCTGACGGAAATGATTTAGAAACTTGGACACTATGGAACGCTTTCATTACCGATCTCAAATTTGGCGACACGCTAGCCTACGGTGACGACAATCTAACAGAGATCTCAGTTACCCTTAAGTACGATTGGGCTCGTGTTGAAACTAAAAACCCATCGGTCGCGACAGCCCAACAGGGCACAGAGTTTTTCAAAGTTTAATATTTAATACATAGAGGTGTATATTGTCACGCAATAGAGACAGGATGGGACAGCCGACCCCAGAAAACACGGCCCCACCACAACAAGCTCTACAAGAAAATCCGGGATTCTCATTTGTTGTCCCAACTGAATTTGTAGAACTTCCATCAGAAGGGCGATTTTATAGCCAAAATCATCCCCTCCACAATCAGACATCCATTGAGATCAAGCAGATGACCGCAAAAGAAGAAGATCTTCTTACATCTAGAACTCTCTTAAAAAATGGCGTTGCAATTGACCGGGTACTTCAGAGCATTATTATGAATAAGCAGATTAATGCTGATTCTCTCTTGGTAGGAGACAGGAATGCAATTTTAATTGCAGCAAGAATTTCTGGCTATGGCAACGAATATCAAACAAATATAACTTGCCCTGCTTGTAATACTACTCAGGCTCACACTTTTGATTTATTGGGAGTAGGAACACAAAACGGTAATGCTGCAGCCGAGTTGGGTGTTTCTGATAACGGCGATGGCACATTTAGCACAGTACTACCAAAAACAGGACTTACAATAGATTTCAGACTTCTTAATGGCCAAGATGAAAAGAATATTATGGCCCAAGTTGAAAACAATAAAAAACGTAAGCGCTATGAGGCCAATGTTACAACACAGATCAGAAGCATGGTGGTAGCTGTAAACGGGGACGATACTCCTCAAGCGATTAATTATTTAATTGAAAATGTGCCATCGTTGGACGCTCGCCACCTGAGAACGTGTTATAGACTAACAGCACCAAATGTTGACATGACTCAGTTTTTTTCATGTGAGGAGTGTGGTCACGAAGAAGAGATGGAGGTGCCGCTCACCGCGGACTTTTTTTGGCCTGACCGATGATTATATGGAAAACATATATGAGCAGTTTTTTTTCTTAAAATATAGCGGCGGATGGTCTTTTTCGGAAGCTTACAATTTACCAATTAAATTAAGAGAATGGTTTGTCAAAAGACTTATAAAGCAACTTGAAGACGAAAAAGAAGCAATGGAGAAGGCTTCAAAGGGCGGCGGCTCCGGAAATACCGAGTTGACTCCCCACAATTCGCCCTCTATGCCAGAACATATGGAAAACTTCATTAAATCTTGACAGAGCTATACGCTCTGTCTTTTTTTGTGAACAACTAATTATTTATAGTTAATTTAAGAGAGGGTATCGGGTGGCTGAACTTACACCAGAAGAGCAAATCAAACTACTTCAAAAGTTAAGAGAAGAGCGCGAAGAACTATTAGAGCTTGAAAAGCGCGGCCTTGACTATGATAAAGAAAGACTTGAAGAACTAAATAAGCAGTTTGAATCAGAGAAAAGAAGACACAAGCTCCTTGAAGAACAAATCCCTCTTGCACAACAGTATCTTGAAGCAACGAAGGCGGCCGGCAAATCTGCCGATGCGAGACTTCTACAATTAGAAGCAGCCATTAGTCTTGAAGAGAAAATACTGCAAAAAGAAGCAAACAGGATTAGCAATCAAAAAGAAATTAGTGAAGCTGATCTCAAACATATTCAAGATTTGGAAAAACAACTCGATGCTAAAAAATACGCAAGAGATACCCAAAATGAAATAAATCAACAAATCAACACTACGAATGAACTTAGCTTAAAAACAGAAAAAATCATAATGAAGACAGCCCTTGCCTCAAAGGACATGGGCACTAGTTTAAGGCTTGCCGGCAGCGCAATGATGGGGTTAGCCCAAACAGGCATTGACTGGTTTATGGGCAACTTGGTTTCTAATGCAAAAGAAATCTTCTTTTCATTCAACGAAGCCACAACAGCATTTGAAAAACAATTCGCAGTTGGACAAGATTACAAAGATCAAATTACCGATATCTATCTTGAAATGAATCAATATGGTGTTTCAATCGAGGATGTCACAAAAGCACAAGGCGATCTAATCACAAGTTTTACGGATTTTACTCTCGCGACTGAAAAACAAAGAAAAGAACTCACAGCAACAGCCACATTATTAGAACGTGGCTACGGTATTGCTTTCGAAGATTTTGCAAAGGGCGTTCAAACGTCAACAAAGGCTCTAGGAATGAGCACCGCACAAGCCAAAGATTTCCAAAGCGAGCTAGCGGAAACCGCAAAAGCAATTGGAGTCCCAGCCAGCCAGCTTTCTGCACAATTTGCCTCAATGGGCCCAAGTTTAGCAAAGTTTGGTTCTGAAGGTAGTAAGGCATTTAAAGAAGTTGCCAGATTGTCCAAGCTTACTGGCTTAGAGATGGAAAAAGTTATCGCAGTA